GCTTGTCGGCAGTATGATTCAAGACGCGCTCAAAGTCCGCGAGTGACGGCATTTTCGCCTGGTCATAACGGACGAGCATACCACGAAGAGTGCTCTCTGCGACGGTAACACAATGGGTGCTGCCGGAGTAAGCCATGTGGTAGTAAGCGTCTGCGCCACGGTATGATCGCGTCCATTGGAATTCACCGTGGTACTGCTTGCGCTCGAACGCTGGACCATCAAGCCATCTTCCGGGTACAACGGCGATGGGCGTGAGCAGCACGAGTATGTGCCGGTCATCAGTGGGCCGCGTGTCAACGGACCACACTGAGCTCCCAAACCAGTGATGATATACTACGTGGTCTGTGAAATAGTTCCAAACCTGGTGTGTGTACCGAGCGCCACCCGAGTAGGTGACGGTCAGCACATTACCAGACGAGGTGTAATATCCGTCTGGTATCTTCCCGGCAGGTTTGACAGCATGGAACGTATACAGACAAACCGGACGTAGCGGCTCAAACAGCTGCCTTGGTTCTACATAATAATCCACGTCCACTAATTTGATGACGTCCCGAAAATGAAGAGGGTCGTCAATGATGGGCAGGCTATAGTCCTTGGCAACGTAACGGTAACGCTGCCCATGCAGTTTGTCATCGATGTCCCTGTTAGACATCGAAATGGAATATACTGTATAGCCATGCCTCTGGATGAAATCATTGATCCACATGGAGCAGCGGCTACGATCAGCCGCAGCGGACGGGTGGCTGTGAGCACTAGGGCCAATCTTAAACTGGGGGAGATCATCTCGACGGAACGCGTCCCGGAGATGCTTCCAACTGCTGTAGTTGGGTCGCGGCAACAACTCTACAAACAAGCGGAGCAAAAAGCTCAACCCGGTGGCACACAAAGATACCCCAAGTGAAACCTCGAGCGTAAGCTCGGAAAGCAGTGAAGCTACAAGAGCGATTACTCCAATGCTACCACAAAGAATGCACACCGCAATGGCGGTCTTCCCCGCGTGGCGGGGGGCGTCCATTGTC